TGATTAAAGTTGCTGTATTAAAAGCACTCGCATTTAGCAGTGTGCTAGTTCTAGTCTGTATTGTAGCTCTGTCTCCCTTGTACGTCACTATGAGCCTTATGACAAGGCAGATGCAACATAAGACTAATTAACCAACCTCCTCTGCTGTGTTTCCCTCTGATACCCACGCAAGGTACTCTTGGTAGTCGATGTTTTCTGGATTGATAGGAATCGCCATATAAATAGCAAGGTTTTCTGTATCTGTTCTTATAATATTTTGAAGAATTGAGTTTCTTGTAAATGTTTTGTATTGAATAGCCATAGTTAAAGTTCTGCAGAAAAACCTAGTTCACCTTTATTATTACCATTTTTATAAACTAATACACTTTCATTATTAAGACCAGATATACCACTAAATTCTAACCAATTGATATTTAATCCAGCATAATCTGTAGGTGCAGCAGCAAAAGCTCCACCATCAGTAGTACCACCTCGTTGAGCTAGAAAATCATTACTTGCTCCTATCTGACTTACTGTTGGTGTTGTCCTCATAGGAACTGGTCTGTGTATAATACATTTTGCAGTTCCATTATCTACAGATCCAACACCGACAGGTGTATAGGTACTTATTTGCGAACCTTGTGGTGTTCTTGAAGGTGCATAAAAATATCTATAACAAGAGTTAAGTTCATCATGTATTGACCTATGCTCAAAATCTGTTGCCACGCTGCCTACTTCTAATTGAACTCCTGTAATTTCAAGTTTTGCATCATTTGTTAAATACCATGTTGAGGTTTGATCTGGTGTTCTTGTTCCACTAGCATAAGCCGCCCAAGTATTTAAAGAAACTCCAGAAGAAGTATAATCTGTTCCAAACCATGCAGCTATTTCTAAAATTAATCCAGCATCATTATTATTATCAAACTGTAAATTAGAATTTCCAGGAATAGTTTTTGTTACTTTAGTCCATGTGTCTTGACTCAAAGAACCAGTTTCAAAGGAATAATTCTGTGAAGTTCCATCTACTGTTTCCAATCTTCCATAAAAATTTTGTGCAACAGTTGATTTAATCCAAAAAGATAAAGTAATAAAACTTGAACTAGAAACATAATTCCAACCACTATTAGCAATATCTTGTGCTTCTAAAGTTGTCTTAAATCTTATAAAAGCATCACTATCAGCTTGAGTTTGATTTCCATTTTGAAGTCTATATGATTTTCTAAAACCTAATGTATATGGTGTCGTTCCACTTGCAACATCAAATTGACGTTGTAATGGGCTTGCTGCAACACCAAATTGATTGGCTTCAAATCTATCAACAGTTTGATAACCAGAAGAGGTTGTGTCTGACGAACTTCTTTGGGCTATAAGAAATGCTCCGTTAATTATCAAATTTTTACCTTGCCTATTACTTAAGTTGGCAGTACACGTTCCATCAGAATTATTTATGGTAATAGCAGGATCAGTAGCTCCTACCCCTTTTATCGAATTGACTTTGATTTCACTCATGGTTTTGGATTAGCGTCTTTGACTGCTTTGTTATGAATAGCAAAGCTACCTGTTGCATCTAGTTTACCAGCGATAATATCGTCATACAGCATCCCAAGCTGATCTCCTGTTGGTGCATATTTTGTCGAACCGTTTCTTGTCCTATCAGTTTTGTATTTTACTTTAGCTGCTTCTTCATCTAGCTCAGTTCTTGCTTTTGCCACAAGGCTATCATCCAAGCTGACTGACTTACCATCTTTATCAAATGCACCAGCAGAGTCATCAATAGAAACAACTGTGCCTGCGTATGCCTTGTAAATAGCTTCGTGATCTAGTGCCATAGTGTTTTTCCTTAATTATAAGAGATAGCCATTATGCTGCTACCTCTTGAAGAATTAATGTAGATGCTCCTCTCATGGCATAAGAATAGTTATTATTTGCTTCGGTTCTGTTTATATAAATCGTGCTTGTATTATTATCTCTTACAGCAAGTTTGACTCCATAAGTAACTTGACTTGTAGTGTTTGGACTATCTACAAAATGTGCATTTACTGTAGCTAAACTAATTGAATCAAACATATAAGTTCCAGAAGTTACACGCATCCTACTTCCGTCTGCATCACCAACACAAATTGGAGATCCATCTCTTTGTAATGCCATATATGGTTGCCCATAATCTTGCAAACATATACTGACAGTAATTAAAATTTTACTATTAGTAGCATTTGGGGTTATATTTGTCGGTAAATAAACAGTGCTCGTAAAACTGCCAGAACTTACGCTTTCAGATGCCGTATCAGTTTTCACTGTTTGAACAACTTGTAAAATTTTACCTGTAGCAGAGTTAGTTGTAAGGATAGTACCATCACCATCACTAGGTAATTTAAGAGTGCGATCAGATGCAGGGTTACTATCTGGTGCAGCTATGATTACTGAATTACCACCGCTATGTTTTAGTTTGATCTGGCTCATGCTGCTATCTCCTTTGCTATATAAGTAGATGCACCTCTAAACGTATAATTTGCATCATCATTCGTATTCATCCTATTTACATTAACCGTATAATTCGTATATCCTGATCTAACTTTAATTTTGTATGTAATTTGAGATGTCGTATTAGGCGAATCTAAAAATTCAAAACTTGCTGAATATGTGTTGTAACTTTCAAAATTATTTGTCACTCCAACAAGAGTTACACTTGGCCTACTACCACCACCAGCGTCACCAATTAATAAATCAGTAGACGTACCACCTATTGTTCTAAACAAAGTAAAACCTGCATAACAATCCTCCCGACCACCTACTTGTCCTAAATTGACAGAAACAAGAACTTTATTAGATGAACTAGAAGGTGTAATACTTACCGATAATCCAGTAACTTCAACATCACTTGCACTTGTAGTTGAAAAAGTATCAGTTTTAGTGTCTTGTACGACTTGAAGAATAGCTCCAGCACCTCTTTTGGCTGCTGTAACAGCACCATTAGCAAGCATATCGGTATCAACAATACCGTCAGGAAGTCCTCCTACTGCTATTCCTGTAATCGTATTTGAAGAACCGTTAATTACTATAGCCATTATGGAATTGTTACAACTGAAGGACTATTTATTGTTAGTGTAGCACCACTAGCAATAGTGAGAGGGCCAGCGACTAAAGCGTTATGATTTGATGAAATTGTATAACTTGTATTCATTTCATTCTCTGATTCAAAGAAAATTTGTTCACCACCGCCACCAGTACCACCGCCACCACCAGCATCCGCAAACTCTAACTGTCCTATAGCAGTTGAACCAGATCCACTAATACTCTTAACCTTTAAAACTTTATCCGCAGCTATTTGGTTATCTGGCAAAATTAAAGTAAAGGATTGACCAGCACTATGGGCAGGGGATTTAAGTTTTACTCCATGACTGTTTGATTCACAATTAAGCTGTAGTGTTCCAGCATTTGTATTTCCTTTAACCTCAAATAATCCTGTACCGTTTGGTGTTACTTTTATATTTCCATTAGTTGTTGATGTATTAATTTCTCTTGTTAAAACATCTAAATTTCCCCCAAGTTGAGGAGAAGTGTCATCAACTAAATTTGCAAGTCCAGTAGCACCTCCTAAGTTTTCCCAGTTGCCGTTGTTATAACCTTCAAAGCGGTTTAATTGATTGTTATGACGTATCATCCCGACTGCTGGACTATTATCTCTACCGCTTGTGTCACCGCTTGGAATTGTTATTGAAGATGTAACATTAAAAGTTGCTCTGGCTGTGAAGGTATTAGCAACAGATAATGAAGCATGACCTAAGTTTGCAAGGCTGACATCCCCCAAACTTACAAAAGCATTATTAGCGGCATTTCTAATTTTTAGGGTATTACCATCAATATGTGGAACATAAGCTGCAACACCGATTGTAGGATCTCCAGAGCCTTGATTTAATGTTGATAAAGCTGCAATTATTTGATTTAATTTTGTACGAACTACAAGACCAGTACCATTATCAACGGTAAAACCTGATCCACCAGTATTATCAACTCTTGCCATTTAAAAAACAGTAATTTTTCTTAGTATAATTGTTTTATCCACCTTTACCAAACCCAACAGCAGTAAAGTTAAAGTTTCGATTTATAGAAGCTCCAGAACTATTTTTGAATTGTACTTTAAATGATGAAGCGGTGATGTCTGATAACGTAAAAAAGTCACCAGCTTGTAAATCACTTGCTGTAATACCGATTGATGGGAGTTGTGTATTTGCACCAAGTAAAGAACTTGTACCAACAAAGAAATCATTATCAAAAGAAACTGTAGTTAAACCGTTTGATGTTCTAGTTCCTGATTCAATTCTTCTTTGCAAACTTGCTGTATAACCTAATTCCGTAACTTGTATTGTTTGCGTATCATCATTTGAAGTCAAAGTAGTTCTAAATTTAAATCCTCGACCTTTATATGTTCCATTGGCAAAAGTTTGAAATCCTTCGTAAGTTGCAGAACCAGAACTGGGGTCATCTTTAGTTACATTAACCTCTAATATTGCGTTTACATCTACACTGTCAGTTCCATCAAAATCTTGTAAGCTGTCAATTAAACCTCTGCTATCTAATAAATCGTTTGGAAATATAGCTTGAGACTTCATGTGTCTTTTGAGGTCTAAAGCAAATACACCACCTAAATCTAAAAAAGTACCCCCAGCAGTTCCACCAAAACTATAAGTACCAGAAGAAGCGACACCACCAATAAAATCTAAACTATTTTCAGCGTTAAAATCAGTAATATCATCAAATAATCCTGTACCAGTTAAGGTTAATGAATTTGAAGCATTATCAAAAGCTGTATTTACTTTAGTTCCTTGAAATTTTGGGTTGTCGTTATCCTCTCTTCTAGTTTGAGCAATTAAAGCTGGCAATGGGTCAGGTGGATCAATAATTACAGATGTTTCTCCTGTACTGAATCGACCACCATCATCTTGGGATCTTAAAATTACTTCACCAGCTAAAATTGGTATTTCAACAGAACTTGTATTACCAGCAACCGCAGTAACAAGGTCAGTTGCATTTGAAAAAGTACCATTTCCTGTGGTGTCTGGTGTATGCCTGATAAAGATTTTCCCCCCTGCGACCACATCTGCCTCTGTCGGTGGGTTCCATCTAAGTCTCGCAAGTTTATCTGTTAAAGGTTCATAAGTTAAGCCAGTTATATTTTGAGGTGGTGCTGTTTTACCTACAGCTTCAAATGTTGTTTCAGCAGCCGTCCGCGATGGTTGTCCAAGAGCATTAAAACTAAATACTCTAAATTCATATGTACCTACATCTGTGTTAAATATTTCAACATTACTAGATGGACTTTCAATGGTTTTAAAATCTCCATTATTAGCTCTATATTGAACTTGATATTTAGAAACACCAGCTTGAGGTTGCCAATCAAGAATTATTTTTGGAACAGCAGTACCATTTATAACAACTATTTTTTCTGAAGGATTTAACCCCTCTGGTGGCCCTTTAATTTCAGTTAGAGTAGTAATTGTTCTTGTAGGTAAGGCTGTACCATCTTCAACAAAAGCATATTTTCCAGAATTATGTGATAAAGCTGTTATACCAAAAGTTTTATTTTCATTTTCTTTTACATTAATAACTCTCCAAGTTGTAGTTTCAAGGCTTGAAGTTTCTAAAATGTAAGGTGCGTGTTCATTTGGTGCGGTACTAAAGGCAGAAGAAACAGTAATTGTTGTTCCAGAAATATTACTTATTGTTTTTTGTTCAAGAGAGCCATCTGGCAAAATTACTGAAACTGTAGGGCTATCAGAAATACTTGGAATATCTGTGTTTGCAGAATCGTCAAGTACCACTGTTGTTGTATTAGTAACGCTTTTTAACAACCCTCCACGCCTTACACCAGCTTTTAATCTGTCAGAAATTTCTATTACATCACCACATCGCACCAGTACACCAGCAGCCGCAGTTGTTGTAAAAGAACAAGTTTCTCCAGCGTTTTGTTCATTGTATAAAAACCAACGTCCTAATCTTCTTGCCTGATTGCGGCTAGTTGTTGCAAAAGCTTTAATATTTTTTATTACTACACCGTATTTAGCTTGAGTTGCGGCATCAGCCTCTACAGTCTCAATATCTATTTCTTGTGTGGTCATATCAAAATAACTCACATTTATAACTGTGTGTCTAGTTTTTAAACTTGAGCCAGCATATAAAAAACCCTCTTCAGTAACGTTTGCATTTGTAAAAATGTAAGAAGCCGCTTTTGGTGCATCTTGAGATATAGCAATACCTCCAGCAGAATAAAAGGGCATAACTCTCATTACAGAACATAATGAATTGATTAATGTATAGGCTTCTTGTTGTTGTGTGATATTTACGTTACAACTGAATCTTGGTTCTGTAGAGCCGTCACCGTTTCCAGCATCTACTGATTGACCGCAATACTCACTTACAGTTTTAAAAGAAAATTTATCAAGATTTGATTCTGGAATAGAACATCCAGCCCTAGTATCTATAAGCAAATCGTAAAGAATCCATGCTGGGTCTGTTGTCCACTCTTTATCTGTTTTAAAAGTTCCGTTAAATGTACCAGCATATGTAATTGCACCTGTCTGCAAATTAACAGTTGCATTATGTGGAATTTTTACCTTACGTCCTCTAATTCTATAAACTCTTTTGGGTATTCTAGGGAACTGTTCAGCATTAAATCTTAATGCAACATGAGCTGTGTCTGGATATGCGTTTTGTTCAAAAATTATATTAGTTGCTTGATTAAATTGAAAAGCGTTTACTAATTTTGCATCTGTGCTATCTGCTGTTACTCTTTCAACTCTTATAGCTACTGGAAAAGAGGTTGTTGATTTTAATTTAATTATATAATCTCTAAAATAAGCATTTGTTGACCTACCTTTTACAGTGTCATTAATAACAGTTGTTGTTGTGCCGTCATTTTCAATCGTTTTAATTAATAAATTTACCTCAACTCCGTTTATATCTCCGTTATCTTCAAATTTTTGCATTGAAGGAAATCTTAAAGTTACTCTAACTGCATTAATATTTGATTGCGTAACAGTATGAGTGACAGGATTAGAAGTAGTAACAGTTGTACCAATAACAGATTCAGTTTCAATATTTGATATACCTTCAATAAAAGTTTGATTTGAAGTGCCAAGCCTAAAATCAAAACCAACATCTTTAAAATTAAAATCACTGTCTTGTGGTGAAGTATTACTGGCAGCTTCTTGTAAAACTTGTGTGCCATTTAAAAAAATGTCTTTTTTAAAAGCATTAAAGTATGCTGTTGAAGTTTTATCTGTAATACTTGCCTTTGAAGCTGAAGCACTTCCTTCAATTTCTCCCTCTCCTAATAATTCAACAATCGTATTAAATTGTTTTGAAGATAATGCACCACTGGGCAAATCTGGATTATTAAATGTAGTGTTTTGATCAAATTCCTGTATAGCCATTAGTTGTTACCCTCCACTTGTACAGTATCAACTCCATTTGAAACCACAATTGAACCAACTAAAATCTCACCATATACTAAATTAACTGGAACTCCAGCATTACTTATATTTGTTAGCCCTGTAAAAGAATAGTTTGAAGCTAAAGCGGCTGGGTCAAGACTATCTTGCTGACCAACAGCAGATTGATTGCTTTGTTGTGGAGCAAGTAAACTTGTAACTCCATCAATAAGCATATTAGTACCAACCACACCTAAAACTGTTGATATTAAATTAGCTCCAATAAATCCTCCTATCTTTGGAGCAACAAATTTTAAAGCTGCACCAATAATGAAATTAAAGAAATTACCATGAACAACAGGAATTATTTTTATATCATCTTCAGTATTTAGATTTAGTAAATCCTCTGTAATTATTTTTGCTCCTACTCTTATTGTGTAAAACTGCTGTGCCATATGTTGCTCTATACCTTTAAAATTACAAAGCAAAAAGCTTATAGCCTCTCTTGGTGTATTAAGGTCAACTTCAAATTCAGATTGGCCTAAAAATTTTCTTAAAGTACCATAAACTTTTATTTTTTTAAGCATCTATTTTGTCTGGATTTAATACTGCTATTTTATCCGATTTTGGAGAAACAAGATAAAAAGTAATATCTATAGATTTACAACTATATTTATCAGCATTAGAAAATTCCAATATATTTTGCGGATGACTGTGGACAATCCCTGTTATTTCATCTACAGCATCTTCTACATTTGCATAGTCAACAGGATCAATAATAAAAGATTCAAGTTTTAATTCTGTGGAAATATTTTTACAAGGAAAATATTTTTCTTTATCATTTATTTTTCCAACAATTCCACAAGATTCCTCTGGGTCACATTCCTTTGCATGGTTTATTGCATCTTGTTTCCATAAATAAGTCATTATCTATTAATAAAAGTACCTACACCAGCAAAGTCTTTTCTTGTTACTTGTCGTTTTGGAATTTTTTTATTTGCTTGATCTAAAGCACCTACTAACTCAAACTGTACAAGTTCTCTAGATTCACTTGTTTTTCTATCAATAAAAAATATTTCTTGAGGTAATTCATTTGATGATGGTGTACCAAATGGATTGTTATTACTTGGGAAATTTGCAGCATCAAGTTCACTTGCATGAGTTGTAATTCTTGTAATCTTGGCATCTGCCAAATCGTTATGAGGGGTAGTTAAATTAACAATTATCATTAAATCAGTAACAGTTATTACAGAGCCACTTCTTGTGATACCGCCTAAGTTTGCAACTGTCAAAGTAGGTCTTGGAACTTGACCTTTTCCAGTAAACTCAGCACCTTCAAATGTTATGGGGAAGCGTTGATATGTATTGCCTTGCCATATTATTTCTGCATTACTATTCATATTAGATCCAGCATGAAATCTATATGTTGTAGGAACATTAGATGGGTTACCTGTCGCATAATGCAAGCCCTCTACAAGCTCCATTACAAAGAGTTCTATTCTTGCACTAGGATTTAGTTTTTGTAATTCTGATACAGGAATAGCCATCAGGGTTCTGCTACTTGTTCAAATGTAAAATTCATTGTAACTCTGTTGTTGAGAATTGCAGTTCTTGATCTTCTAGTACAAATAAACTTTAGTGCCGATGAATGATGAGGTGGGGTAAAGTCAAAAGCATCTTGATCATCAAAACGTGCATCTAAAAAAGTATCAATTGTTGTCGCATCTGTTGTGGAAACATTAAAAGTTAAAGATAAATTTATTAATCTTTTATTTGCTGGTAATCCTTGTACAAATCTTTGCTCGTATCCATCACCAAGTTTTATTCTTAAGCTGTCTTGTTCAACAGTTTCTTGAGTGCTGTATTGAGGTGTAATGCTTGGAAAAGTTGCCATTATGCTAATAAACCTCCAGCACGTTTTTGTTTGATAAGCTCTGTTTGAATTGCGATTGCAATTTGATTACCAAGTTGATTTGCATCTGCATTATTACCAGCGACATTACTTTGATTTGCGTCAACATTAACAGTAATCATATTAGTAATACTCTCACCTCCTCCCAACTTATTGTTTGGGATAATGTTGCCACCCTTAGATCCCATCTGCAAAATTTCTGGCCCTTTTTCACCTACGAGAAAAGCACCACCAGCAGAAACGGGACCGCCTGCGGCTCTTTTGCCAAACAAACCTGACAAAAAACCACCTCCAAAACCTTTACCACCACTGATAGCATTGCCTATTCCACTAATTGCTTTGTTAAGAGCAAGATCAATAAGTCTCTTTTTAAGATTACCTAATACATTTTTCATAGCATCACCAAACGATTTAGCTCCTGTAATAGCATCTGACAAATTAGAAACTAAATCATTTCTTACAGTTTCACCTATACCTTTAAAAGTTTCTTTTAATTTTAATGCCTCTTCTTTTGCTCTTTTTTCTGCATCTGTTAATTCTTCTACTCCTTTTTTAATATTTGGCACTGTTGAAACAATTTTATTTTTTGCATCTAATTGCTTATTATTTTCATCTGTGATAGTTCTTTCAACTTCTGAATATTCAACTACTGCTGGTATTAATGCTTGTACTCCTTCTTTTAATTTCTTAAATGGACTTTCAAATTTAGGTAAAGCAATATCTAAATTTAATGTTGGTAATTGAATCCCACCAAGTAATTTTTTTATTGGTTCTGGAATTAAATCAATTAATCTTTGAAAAGCCTGCTTAAATCCTTGAACTAAATTTTTTGTGGTTTGAGCTACTGATTTGGAAATTCCTTCAAAAAAATTTACGATTGGCTGTGTTGATTTAGTAAAGGCATCTCTAATTTGACCTCTTAAGGTTACTAAATTTCTAATAGTTACACCAATAACCCCACCTATTACTCTGCCAATAAATTCTGCATCTTTTGCTACATGCTGAATTAGTTTTCCAACAGCAATAAAACCGTTTTTTAACTTTTCCAATGCTACTGTTGCCTCAGCACCGAAAGATTCTTTCATTACAAGACCAAATTGTTGCCCCATTGCTACTAATCCTTCAAAACTTGCCTGTAATGTATCTGAAACAAAGCTTGCAAATGGTGACTTAAGAAAATTATCAAGAACTTTTAATAAAGAAGTTAATCCTTGAGTAGTTGCAATTAAAGTTGGTTCTAATGCTTTACCTAGGGTCTCTGAGAAATCTCTGAATGATTCGCCTAATGAATCAACTTCACCAGCAAACCCTTCTGAAGCAGCTTGTGCAAGACCGTTATAACTTTCCTCAACAATACTTAAAATCATTGCATGAGCTTCAGCAGTTTTATTTGTTTTCATTAGCTCTTTTATTACTTCTGTTTGTTGTTTCGTAAAAGCAATACCAGAACGATTTAAGTTTGATAAATTTCTTTCAGGATCTTGCAATGCCTTTGCCAATTGCATAAATGATGTACTTACATCAACTTGGTTAACTTGTGCAATATCTGCTGCTGCCTGAGCGACTCTTGAATATGAATCAACACCAATATTTCTAAAACTTGTTAATAAGTTAAAACCTCTGGTAAAATCTTCTTGATTAAATAAAGTTTGATTTCCTAATCTGTCTGCTGCTTTTTGTAATTCATTTAGTTGAGTAGTACCAGCACCTAAATTTGTTAAACCCTGAGTTAAAATTGCAATATCTCTTTCTCTAGCTGTAAAAGTTCCTATTGCATTACTTACAGTTGCAACAGCAGCACCTAAAGTTATTAATGGACCAAGTGAAGCAGCCAACGAAGCACCTAAACCTTTTGCCGCTTTTGACGCCAAACCTAATGAAGCGGTTGCACCTTTTGCTGAATGTGATAATTTTCTTGTTGCTTGTGAAGTTTTATTTAGAGACGATATAGCATTTCTCGCTTCAACTCTTAAGGTAACTATACTTTCGGCCACTTAAGTAAACAAAAATCTATTAATTATATATTACCTGTTTTTTGCTCTTTCATGTATTCTTTTTTCATGTTCCCATTTATTTTCGTAATACGCAGCCCAATATATGAACTCTTCTTCTGTAATTAATTCCCTTAATTCTTTTAATGTCTTTCCTAATTCTGTTGCGAGAAAAAACTCAAAGTTTAACCAGTTATCTCGCTTTAATCTTTTTTTGCAGTTTCTTTATCAAGATTAATATTAAATAAAAATAGTTCTATTTCATTTAATACATTTTCTGGAAGTTCCCTTTGTAAATTAGGTGCATCAGCAAGACTAAAAGCTTTTGTACCATCTTCAAGCTCTGCCATTTGACAAAGCAATTGTGTTGAAACAACAAGAGCCTCATCTGTACCTGTAGCACTTTGAGCTTTCTGTCTATCGTATCTTGTTAAAGGTCTAAAATATAAATCTATTTTTTGGCCAGAAGGTAACTCTAAATCATATTTGCGTCTTGCAGACATTACATCACTAAAACCTTCAGTGATGATGTCAATAGTTCTTTTTGTTGCCATAAATTATTTGAAATCTTTACCTAATTTACTATATGGCTGAAGTTATGGTACCACTTGTCTGAAAACTAATGTTAATAATTTGAACTTCACCAAGGGTTGCGCCGTATTCAGCGGAAGTAATGATACCAGCAAAACTTATTTTTTTTGCTGAAGTTGCAGAATCAGGAAATAGTTCAAACAATGCATCTGCATTATCGCCTGTTGTTAAAACATCATCAATAAAAGTTGTGTAACCCGCGCCAGTTTCAGAAGGATTATATAGAAGTTCAGCAGAACCTTCTCCAGAAATTAATCCTCCGATATTAGTTTTAAATGTGTCGCCTTGTTTTGTTGTTTCCATTGTGTCCTTTGTTATAGACAAAGACCATGATCTTGTTTGCCCTACGTCAGCTTCAGTACCGCCCGCATTTTCAAACATGATTTTACCTACATCGCCCTTGATAGCCATAACAAAAAAAAGAATTATTAATAAATATCTTAACTCTTTTCTGATTTTTTTACATCTTTTTTTAAAGTTTCTTGTTTTTCCATAAATCTTTTGCAGCGACTATCCCAATAGGCTGGATCTCTGCGACCTTTTACTGCCTCAATTGCATCAAGCATTTTTTCTGTAAATTCCATTAAAGTTCCTCATATATTTCAAAAGTAATTCTAATTTGTGTTTGAAACTTTCCTTCTGGACTAGATGCCAAAACTTCTGGTCCTATTGGCGAATCAAAAATTACATTTGAAACTGTAAGGTTATTGTAAAGGTCACGCAGTCTTTTGCCAATAACATAATTAGCTCCAGCTCCAATATTTTCCTCTGTAAAAATATTTAGAAGTATTAAACCAACAACACTGTTTACAGAGTTTGCAGAACCACCCATGGTTAAATAAGCACCACTTCCAAAACTTGTTTGACATTGCACAAAAGTATCTTCTGTAGTTGAATCAAAAGACATATTATTAAATACGACAGGTATAGCAGGGTCTGATGCTAACTCTGTTGCAAGTCTACCTTCAATAGTAGATCGAACTGTATTAAGATCGGTTGCTGCCATTACATACCTCTAATAATTTTCCTTAATTCATTTGGGATATATTGAACTGTAAGTTGCTTGGCTTGTAACTCTGGAAAACCTTTTATGGTCTGTTGTCTTGTTCTGTATCTACCTTTCCAACTAGGTGGTAACGCTGTTCCATAAATTACTGGTTCTGCATATTCCATTCTATTAATAATAGTCCCTTTAAATTTTCTTATATCAGTTTTCCAATCATTTCTTAAATTACCAGTTTCACCAACAGGTGTTGCGTTTTTAGAAAGTTCTGTCCAACGTAATGTTGTTTTTTGTACTAACTCTTGTACTGCTTCTTCCATAAGATCATTTATTTGATCTAACCTTATTTGTCTTACCATGGTTACCTTAGTACAAGTTCAAAAGTAATAGGTGTATTATTTTGTTCATTAACAGAAATACTTATAATTTTAAATTCAACACTACTTATAACAACTCTATCTTTTGTTGTAGGTACAAAGGTAAGATCACCAGCAGATATAGTAAGCAACTTATCCTGTGACTCAATCAAATCATTGACTTGATTCCTTGAAACATTACTTAATGCACCTTTGATAGTTGTATCAGATGTGGATTCTGTAATAGCTCCAGTAGTCGTATTATAATTGCCAGTACTAATACGCCTTATAGTTACATCACCACCAAGTTTACTAAGTGTTTTTGATGCAGCTTTCTTAAGAGAGGATGCAAGACCCATTAGACTCTATATGCGATACAAGCACCGCTTGATAATGTAATACTTGTAAAAACACCATATAATACAAAACCAGCAGGGAAAGTTTCAGAATCAATTG